GGAAGATCACCGCATAGATCCTCTAACTCTCCATCTTCTTGCATCTTAAAAAAGTTCAGAGAAGTTGTAGCACTTACCACGCCTCGCTTATTAGTTGATTTTGTGGTTTGACGCTCTGCTACGTAAACATTTCCGTTGTGGTCAAAAATTGAACGTGCGCAACAATGATGTTTTCTGATATTGCAAACGTGAAGATTCTTTATTGAGCCTCTGTCGGTCGTATTGAAAAGGTTGTACATTAAAGTTCCAACGATGGAAGACTTACCGATTCTATTAGAACCGAATATTCCTACTATGCCATTAAGCTTAGAAAAATCTATTTCGTTATCTTCACCGTAGGCGAAAGTATTATCCCACTTGAGATGCCTTAGGGACCACTTTGATCCCCTCGATTGATCGTCTGAAGATGAAGCTGTCGAAAGATATTTCTTGGTTTGAGTTGTCAAGCTATCCCAGTTAACATCAGACACTCCGTTCTCTTTGCAGTATGTTTGAATGAGCGTTAAGATTACATCAGGGGATGTTAAATCCGACTTAGCGATAATTGTGCTGCCGGCCTTGATCGTCTCGCTCTCTGCTTTGTACTCGGATTTGAAAGTTACTTCTGTAGCATCATACAGACTCTTTAACGTCTGATTGAAAAAATTGACATCGTCTTGACTGAGAGCATTAGAAGATTTAATTCTAAAGCGCGATTGTTTGGGATATTGCGAAGCTTCCTTCAAAAAATCTTTTTGAGAACCATTCCAACTAACAGTCACAAAAGGTCGTGGATTAGGAAGCTTTTTAAAAGCAATGTCCCAATCGTCCTGAGACTTAATGTTCCACAGAAGATAGCCATGTTTCAATTCTTCAGCATAGTTCTGCTGTACCGGAGTACCTGGAAAGGCTATCCATGGTTTCTTTTTACCATCAGAAGTTTCTCTATACCCGAGATACTGCATCTGATGAATGTCACCAAGAAAAGCAAAAGGATAATCATTAAAAAACTCAACCTTGATGTGAGACTCATCAATCTCCCATCCTGACTCTGTCACACATCCTAAAACAGCCCCGTGATAACAAGCTATGTTAATCTTGCCCGGCTCTGGTTTGACGTCTTTCCATCCTTCTTCGTCGAACAAAGAATAAACGCACCAATTGTATCCTGGGTGGAACTCATAAACACCGCTCTTTTTATAGAGCGTGATATTGGGATTATTTATAGCTTGAACAATAGGTGATACAGCATCCTGTCTAGACAGATTAGTCAAATTGCCGTCATGATTGCCGAGCGTCAAGTGAACAGGGGCAATTTTAACTAAAGTCTCTAGCCACCATGTCAGCTGCTCAATGTACTCTGGTGAGATGCCTGTTGTCTTGGTATGAAAGATGTCTCCGCCGACAAAAATGTGGTCTACTTTATTCTTCTTACAATCTTCAGCAAAGAACTTAAAGACCTGTCTGTACTCATCGTGCCGGCTTAACCCGCGCCAGTGCACATCTGCGGTATGGGCTATTTTAACCATTCTATCAATCTTTTACTTAAGTTACAATAATGTTCAAATTTGCTAAATTCGTAAACTAGAAGTGAGCGCTTTGTTTAGCTTGTTAGAAAACATATCACTCCAGCTAAACGGCCGGGCTACGTCTAAAGCCTCTAGAAACTGTTCTTTGGACATATTTCCAGGATCACCCCATTGTCTAACGTCTACGACTACGACATCGACATCATATTCTTGAAGCTTCTTGACTAACTTGGGCATCTTAGAATCCCACATGTCACCATCCATTGCCAGCGCAATCGGTGTGTTGTGCAATAGAATTTTGTTAAAAAGTTCATGTCGCTCATCAAGATCAGAACCTAGCATAGCTGTTGAATTTTCAGGACACTTAACTAAATCAAAAGGTCCTTCACATAGAACTAGTCTTCTGGACCAGTCTATATTGATCTCATTGAAGACGATGGGATTCTTGTCAACGTCGGGATTGTCATATTTTGGTTTTCTGGTAGAATCTACTGCACGGGCAACAAAGTAATTAAGACTTCCTTTGCTGTCAAAAGACGGCATTAGAACTCTCCTCTTCCAGCGTGGATCATTTGAGAATCCAAATTTAAAGTACCATGCATCTTTCTCCTCTAATCCTCTGCCGTGCACGTATCTCCAAAGCGCTCTAACATCTGGGTCATTTGAGTTTCCGAGCGAAAGAAGACAAAAGTCTCTTGGTAATTCTATTTTTTTTGTCTCTTCTACTTCAGCTGTGATTAAATCATTTCTGTCATTGACACCCAGCAATTTCTTATAGACACTGATTTGATCTTGTGAACCGTACTTCTTTAGAAGCGGTAAAAGACTGCGGGCCTTCCAGCCGCATACCCAACAATGGTTAAAATCATTGTCTGTTCTAATTGATAGCTTCTTTTTTGTTGGATCTGTCGGTGAGCAGATCGGACACCTGACGTCGAAGTTGATGCCATTTCCTGATATTCGACCACGGCCGAATATTGATTCAAAGAATTTAATCTTGTCCGTTAGACTTTGGACCACAATGGTATCGTAAATCGCAGGTCATCAATTTTTCAACTCTTCTTTTTGATCAAGTTTTTCTTTTTTCTTTCAGTAAATTCTAAACGTTTTTCTCAGTCTTTCTTTTGTGATAGTATGCATGCTGCCTTCGCTACACAATAACTATCAGTTGCGTCTCTAGACCAATCAACCATTTCACCGTTTTTCTTTGTTGGCCAAGTGACGTGCTTTAGGTCATGTTCCGACATGTACTTGAAGACCTGTTCTTTTCCGCTCATGCCTGCGATTGATGTTTTTTTCATCTTTATTCCGCAGAGCTTTCGAGCGGACGACGAGGCGATGTACTCAGGATCTACTTTAAATATTTCACGAGAGATGTACGACACGATGCCGTTGAACCTCATGAGCGTCGTGATGGTCGCAGCAGAAGACATTCCAGTCCGAAATCCCATCAACGGCTCTTCTAGAAAAACTCTAATTTTACCTTCAAATCTCTTTCTCAAAGAATCGAATTCAGCTGCTACAAGATCAGATTTCTCCCACAGCGTCTTGCACTTCTTAAATTCTATTCGATCTAAGTATAAAATGTGGGAGCCTTTAGAATCAGGCATTAGGTCAGGATTCAACAGACACACCCCCGTGACTGAGGTAGAAACGTCGAGTCCAAGTATCAAGTCTCCCACAGCATTCTATTTTTCAACAAGATTGAAGCATGTAAATTCGATTAAATCAAGCCCATATTCTTTAATTCAATTTCTGTAAGTATTTCATAAGTGGCACCGTTGCTGGCGCACCATGCATGCGCCGCGAGCGCCTTCTTCTTAACGCTGGCTTGTTCCAGTTTTCTCTTCTGCTTGATCTCAATTAATCGCCGAGAACCATCTTTAAACTCGACATAAAAATCAGGATAGTACTTTCGAATCTTCTTGGTCCTCTGATTGGACACGTATTCTATCACTGTCTTTTCGTAAGACCAGCAAGACACATCTGGGTGAGCGTCGAGGTACAGCATGTACTTCTGTTCCCATGAAGATCTAAACTTGCAATCACCTGCTATGGGTGAAACATGCAGACCCCGTCGATACCGGCCGGTCTTCTTTTTCTTTCTCTTCTTCATCAGAAATCTATTGCAAACTTAAATAAAATTTTGTCACTGTGCCGCTTGATCACGGGTTGCGCTAATTTAACTTTTGCGACAACGTTCATATTTTCATCGTGCAAATTTATTCCAGAGATGTAAATAAATTTATTATCGTCTATAATATCACCAGAAGCTTTAATATTAGATTGCTCAAGACCAAAAGTTGGATTTGAAGAAGAATTAAGTTGTGCTGACCCTGCTAAGATCTCGTACTTTGTTGAATAAATATTGCTGACCCCCTTAAAAGTCATCTCGTATTGTTGCTTTCCAAAGAAGAAGGGGTGAGGATTTTTTATGAGAACTATACCCTCATCATAAAAAATATTTCCGACACAATTCTGCGTAGAATGCTTAGATAATGAGTCAGATCTATACAGACCTCCGAGACCGTCATCTTTCAGCGTAATCTTGACAGTTCCGAAAGAACCTGATATTGCCGAGTCAGATAAAGTAAAACTGCCAGGTAGAATTCTTTTACCGTAGTACAGGTTACTGATATTGAAAAAAGTTACTTGATTTGAAGATGCATCTCTCAGAGTATCAAATATTGGCAAAGGCAAGTCTTTAAAGACACCCCTGTTGACAGCACTATCTGATGTAGATCCATTGAGCTCTTTATCAGATTTACTATAAAAATTTTGAAGCTTAAGTCCGACATCTGCGCTTGAATCGTCTGGTGTGGGCCCATAAAGCTGTTTTACAAACCCTGAAAAATTGGATGAATTCGGATTGGAATTATTTAATATTGTAGAAGACGTCATGACAAGATCTTCTAATAAAATTGAGCTTAAATCAATCGGTCTTCCTGGCGCGGTTCTATACTTGTCTTTGTATCTTTCAGGCTTTAAGATTTCAAAATTAGGTTCAAACTTTCCGTCGTCACAAGGGAGAATAGTTAAATTTCTCTTAGCAACATTCGACTGCTGGTATAAAACATTGTTTGCAATTACAGAATCTAGGCTGGGG